CATTGCATATAAAAATCCAACAATTTTTACAGCTATAATTGCTTTTAAAACTGCTGTAAGTAAATCAAAATTATCTTTTAAAAATATAACACCATCAGCAGTTAACCTAACAGCAGTTGCAAGTCCTTCTCCTATTTCTTTACCAAATTTAGCAATTTCATCTTCATTGTTAGCTAGAAATTGGTTTAAATCTCCAAATTGAGTTTTTAATTCAGTAAAAAATGATTCATTAATATCGTTTTGAAGTTTGAAAAACTTATCTCCAAGCATAGAGACTGTACCTTCAAAAGTACCAGCAAGTTCATCAGTAGCGTTTCCAAATCTACCACCTTTTCCAAATACTTCTTCAAATCTTTCAATAGTTTGATCTATTGAAACTTTTGCACCTTGTTCAAATCCTAATAAAGATCTAACACCTTTTTCTCTAAATACATCTGCTGCCGCTATACCACCACTAAATGCTCTTTGAATTTGACTAGCAGTAGTTTGAAAATCTAATCCTGTTACTGCCGCAACATTCCCTGTAATCTCTAATATTTTTGAAAGTTCATTAGCATCTTTAGATACAACAGCAAGATTACCAGAAGCAGCCGCAATTTCTTCTAAACTAAATGGAACTTTAGCGGCAAAGTTTGCAAGATTATCAAATGCTCTTGTACCTTCTTCTGCTGTTCCAAATAAAAACTTAAATCTAACTTGTAAACTTTCAACTTCTTTACCAACTCTAACTAAGTTTCCAATAGCACGACCAGCACCAATAGTCGCTAATGCCGCACTTGCGGCTAATGCAAATTTTTTCAGTCCACCTAGATTTTGCTTTGATGACTCAATAGCTTGTTTTGTTTTATCTCTTGCTACTATATCTATTTTAACTTGTTTAGCCATTTATCTCCTAGTTTTAGCTTGCATCCTTGCAACATTAGCTTGATGTTGCTCGTCTTTGCGTTTCTGTTCTAAAAATATTATCCAAGTCATAAACTCCTCAACTGAGAACTCCATAACTTTATGAATAGGTAATTTCAAATAATCAGCCAACTGAACTATCGTATGATAGTCGTGATCGGTTGTTATTTTTTTTTAATGTCTTTTTTTGTGGGTGTTTGCATTAACCAAGTTGCCGCTTCAGATAATACATCTGGATCAGCTTTTTTCATTAATGCCATTTTATGTTCTAATGTAAATAAATTCTTACCTTGTTCGTCTAAGGCAAGTTCAATCAATGCGTATGCCAAACCCTCGATTGGATCAAGCTCCATCTTTTTAAATAATCTACCTTTCTTTTCAAGATTGATAGGCTCTTTATAAAAAGTTAAATCCCATTCTTCAAAGTATTTGCTCTCGCCCTTACTTAATGAATTATAATGATCTTTGATTTTATCGATTGCTGACATACGCTTTTTTTATCCTAATTTGGATTAATTGTCAAATTATACTGTAGTTCTAGTAATTCCACCAGTTCCTTGAACAGATATAGATAATCTAATTAGATCATCCATCGTTACTGATACTGAGTTTCCAGTTACAATAGCTGTTCCAGTATAGTAATAATCACCACTATCTGCACCTTCTGGGTGTAGATGTAGGCTTACTGATTGACCTTCGTTTAAAGCTACTTGTCCGTTTGTATCTGTTTCATCCCAAGCACATTCGATTGTTGCTGTGAAAGAAACTCTACTTGCTTCAAATGATTTTGCTGAATCAGATAATTGTGTTGACTCGATGACATCGGCTACGGTTTCAAGAGTGAAAGCCGAGACCTCGGCTATCGTGTTTCCCCCTACTTTAACTAGTCCAGCTGATCCTGTATGTACTGCCATTATTCTTCTCCTTCTTCTGTATTAAAAGATTTTGGTTGTTTAGTTTTTTTGGGTTTTGAAGATCCATCTGACCAGCCTTGCTTGACCATATGTTCTACTTGGTGATCCCAAACCTCAATAGTGTCTCCATTTTTATTTTGAAGTTTTTTTCTTTTTGCCATAAGTTCTCCCTGTTGGCTTCTTAGCTTCTGGGTTGTTATGTTTATGTGTCCACCCATCTGCTAGAAATTTATTAGGATTATCAGTTAATACTGTAATTCCATTTTTAATTAAATAAACTTTATCACTCATATTATGGTGTTCCTTGCGTGAAGTTATAGAAGCATCTTATAGTGATGATAGCACCACCATAAGGAAATATACTTCCCTCGTCTGTTTCAACAGCAACTAATTGTGTGTCCAATGCGTTGCCATTTCTGGTTCTGTCGCTATCCAATGCAGTCTCAACTGTTGTTACTAACTCATTCCGTTTAGTATCTATATTAACTGTACTTGCACTTGCATTGGCAACAAAACCAAATATTCTAAAATCTATTGTCCCTGTACGAGTAATATTACTGTTCTTAATTGTAATATCTTCTCTAGTTTCATCAGCTGTCTGTACAAAGACTGCTGGGAATTGTTGTTGGGACAACTCATCTAATTCAAAAGGCTCTCTCGTTACTTTGCCGAATGTAATCGGACTGCTAACCGCAGTAAGGGTTGTAACTATGTGAGCCGCAATATCTTCTCTTTCACTCATATTCTTAATTCTTTTTCAAATGATTTTCTAAATACTTCAACTGCTTTATCTTCTTCTGATCTGTTTACATCAAAGAATGGTCTTGATTGATCATTAAAAAATGCTTTTATATTTGCCTGTCTATTAGGAAAGAATATCTGTCCTTTAGTTTGAGATAATCTTTTAAATGACATATTCCCTAACATCTGACCAGTAAAAAATAAATTAGGTGTTAATGTAGCACCTCGTTTAGCTCTAACTTTTGCATAGCCTTTAGAGTATTTTTTAAATGCTCCACCTTTAACACTTCTTCCCTGTCTTGTACGATCTTTTATAACATTCTGTATAAAAGTTGCAGTCAATGCCATAGCTTTTCGACTAGCACTTGGGATCTTTCTTTTAATCTGATCTAATGCACCTTTAACAGCAGATACTTCTATCTGCATATTAACTGTTACCATTATCTAACCAATCTTAGTGAATGAACTGCAACCTTTTCAGCGTCAGATATTGTGCTATCATCATTAGCGTCATATTCAACACCATCTCGTAAAATATCTGCAAATTCATCTTCATATCTTTCTCGATAAAAAATACCCATTTGTTGGAAACGATCTTCGTCACCAGTAGCGTTAAATTTTGTTAATGATGGACAAACATAATATCCCAAACATCTATAAACTGTTGCTCTTGTCCATTGTGAATCAGTAAGTAAAGTTAAATCAATTTCTATACCACCAGCATAGCTTCTGTTTCTTGATTGATTGCTGTGATAAACTGACCACCATTTGTTTCTAATATCTCTTTGTACATCTGCTATTGCTTGGGTTACATAAGTATCAAGCTGTGCTGTACTAAGTCCCATATCACCAATATCTGGCTGATATGTAATTAAATCTGTGCGTGCCGCAAATGCCATAATAAAATTCCTTGTAAATAATTAGAGGGGGGAAAAATCCCCCCCCTTTTAACGTTAATCCTATAAAGATTAAAGTATGCTTGAGTCAGCTAATACTTCAACTCCATATGAATCGTGTAGCTCACCAACACCGAAAACGGCAGTGGCAACAATTTCAGTTCCTCTAATTGAAGCATCTCTTTGAGTTTCAATTTTAAGGTCTTGAAGCATAGCAATTCCTAATGCGTCTTTATGGAATAAACCACCTTTATAGTCACCAGTAGTACCAGTGTTAGCCATATTAGAAGTTTCATAAATACTTACACCAGCAAGTTGACCTACATAACCAGATCTTAATGCTTCGTTAGCTAGATCAGTTGGGTTAGGGTTTGCAAATGTATTAGTTAGGTTAGCTTTTAAGTCATAAGCAATCGCTGGGTGTAGAACACAAGACATATCGTTGCTTGGTACACCAGCTTGTTTTAGCTTAGATACTGCTTCAAAGATTTTTGCAACAGTGATAGCCGCATCAGCCGCACCAACTGCAGTTGAAAATCCGTCAAATAAAGCAGTTAGATCAGTGTCAATTTTTTTAGCAATAGCTTCACCAAATAATTTTCCTAGATCTCTTACCACATCTGATTCAGATACGTTTAAAGCCATATCTGTTACAGTTGTCATAATTCCAACTTCAGACACCGTTAGATCAGCTTTTGAAGTTGATACTGCTGTGTTGCTTAGGTCAGTTGCTTCTGCAACAGCCGCCGCACTTACAGTTGGGTAAATTGGCACTTGTAGTACCTTGCCCGAATTTTTAGGCATTGTGTAGTTTCTTACAAGACCTCGCATAATTGAAGTTTCAGATGCTACAAATAGAGCTTCTGCAACCATAGGCGAGATCAAATCGTCTAATGTAGACGTTGTTGATTCGTTAGCCATAATATTTCTCCTTTATGGTTTATAAGTTAATAATTTTTTAATAATTTCTCCTTACGATATTCAGCATATTTTGCTTTATCTTCGGGATTATTCATATTTAGTTCCGCCAAGTTCAAAGGTTTGGGCGTATCACCACCAACACTCGATCTAGATCCAGCACCGCTAGGCGTTGCAACTTTAAAATGAGGGTTGTCATCTAAAAACTGTCCAACATATTCTTTTATACTAAGTGGCTCACCTTTATCGTTATACATTGGTGCATTATTATCACCAATAATTTCTGGTTTACCATCGTCTCCTAATTGGACTTTGTTTTTAAGTAAATTAACGACTTGCTCTGGTTTAATAGCTTGTTGTTCGCTTGCTACTTTAATCAATGCGTCATCAATTCTTACTTTTTGTAACTCGGCTTGGTATTGTGAAATAACAGCGTCTTTTTTAGATACTGTTTCTTTCAATACTTTATCAAATTCACCTCGTTGTTTTTGCATTTCTAACTCTTTAGCTTCTTTTTCTTCTAAGAGTTTTCTTGCTTCATCGGGATCAATACCAGAAAATTTCTTTTCAAATTTAGCTCTTTCCCTTGCTAGTCTTTTTTCAAGAATTTTATCCAATTCGCTTTGTGCAATCATTGGCTCTTGTTGTTCGACTTCCTGTTTTGTTTCTAGAGATTCAGTATTCTCAATCTCCGTTTTTTGCTCGTCAGCCATAGTAGTATTCTCCTATATTATAAGATCGCCATTTTCATTATACCAACTTGGATCAGTCGGTTGTAGATGGTGTCGGCAATTATATCCACCTCTACTTGTAAATGGATCGGTTGTTGATTTACCTTTCCAAATCTCAGATGACCACTTATCTCTAAGTTCTTCCTCTGAAAATATCTTTCCTCTATTAGCTATACAAAATGGTCTACTATCACCAATTATATCTCCGTAATAAAGAAAGTTTGTTAGACCAGCTTCTTCTGCTTTTGCTTTAGTAAACTGTCCATCAAATTCCATTAAACTGTCGTGTGCTAACTGTTTAGCATATCTTCTCATATTATTTCCAACACGATCTGCACCATAAAATGTGTGTAATCTTTCTATCGCCTTCGCCTTTGCTACCTCATCTGTTGTTGTAGCAACAAACTCTACTAATTCATTTATCTCATCAACATCAGCTTTGATATAAACTCCGTTTATTCTTTGTTGAAGTGACTTAACCATATCATTAATTGGTTTTCCACTTATTGTCGAGGAATAAACATTATCAGCTAAAGCGTTTACTGTTTCCGTTCCAATGTTTGTAAAGCCTGTGAACTTTACTCTTTTAAGGTTTGTTATCGTTTCTATATCAACTTCAGTAAGAGTTTTAAATCTAGCTGGTATTGGTAGCACTTTCATATTATCCACGACTTGTTTTGCAACCTTATCGTATTCTCTAACAGTACCATCAGCCCATAGAGTGTAGTGTTCATCAATGGCTTGTCTTAGCTTTGGTCTTATCTCAACAGCCAATCGTGCCTCAAACAACTTACCTTGTTTAGTTGGTAGTTCGTTTGCTATTTTAACAACATCTCTTTCTAAGTTTTCAAGAGCTATATTTAATCTATTCGTATGTCTAAGTTCAATATCATCTACAAGGTTTTCTCTCAATTGTGCTAAATCTTCTATCTTATCAGCCATTATCTTCTCTTGCCTTGTCCTCTGTATTTTTTATATGATCTTCTCTTAGATTTATTCATAGTAGACTTTATAGGGTTTCTACCTTGTGAAGTTCCCTTCTCAGTCTTTATGTGGCTCGTGTAATTCTTTATCTTCCGCATTTCTTTTCCAAAATTCGTCTAATGCGTTATGTTCGCAGTTAGAACATTTACATATAGCACATTGTCCATTGTTTCCACAATGACACTCGTGTTCGCAGTTACGACACATCATAGCTCCCCCTATTCAATGATTCGTTTAATTCTTAGCCTTCCCATATCAGTTTCAAGTTCAGCTTTTACTTCCTTGCATTGGATATATATTCCTTCTTGATCTTCACCTATAGATCTAGATACAACTCTTTTTTGAGCCAAACAATCAGACATTCCTTTAGTTGGAACATACTCTAAAACTTTGTCTCCATTTTGTATCATCATCATAGCAAATACTATTTCGATCATTTATAACTCCCATTTTTTTCTTCTAAATCAATAATGCGTTCTTCGTGGAATTGAATGACCATATCGTTCTTTTGTATCATTGGAATTTCTTTTTCCATCTGCTCTTTAAGTTTGTCTTGGTTTTTAGAAATAAACTCAACTAACATAAACAACTCTTGTATCTGAGGACTAACCATATCGCCTTTAGGCACTCCATCTATGAAGTCATTAGCCGCTTCTAAGTCTTTAGTAATTAACTGAAGCTCAGTCTCTACCAAAGTTAATCTTTCTAATAGATTAAAATAGCTGAAGCTACCAATAGCAACTGCAGCTAGTATAAATAAAAGGTTTTTGGCTGGTAAACTGACTTTGCTATCTTCCGATAAGTCTATCTTATTCGGCATCTTCTTCTGCTACTTCAGCCTGTGTTTGAGCTGTTTCAAATACTCCGACCTCTGTTTGTGCTGTGATCTCGTCATTAATCGTACTAATAATAGCGTCATCATCAATAACCGCACCTACAATTTGTTTATCTATTTCTTTTTGGAATGTGCTTGATCTAACTCCACTTGCTTTAGCCTGTTGTAAGTATGCAAGATCAGAAGCATAATCTCTAAGATTAAATGAATCTGGATAATCAACAGTACCATCAAATTCTTTGCCTTGCCACATAGCCCATAAGCTCCATATCTGTTCTTCAGCGTTTTCCAATAAGTCAGCTTTCTCACTCAATACCGAGTTAAGGTTTTCAAACTCAGTCTGTAAAGCAAT